CAACAAATAGTTCAGGTATTCCAACCTGGTCAAATGTAATAGATGGAGGATCCTACTGATGTCAAAACCTTCAAGTAGACAAGATTTAATAGATTATTGTTTAAGAAAATTGGGCGCTCCAGTTCTAGAAATTAATTTGGCCGATGAGCAAATTGATGACTTGGTAGATGATGCTTTACAATTCTTTCAAGAAAGACATTTTGATGGTGTCGAAAGAATGTATTTAAAATATAAGATTACAGAAGAAGACTTAAATAGAGGACAAGCAGATCCTAAAGTCGGTGTTGGTATTGTTACTACAACAGGATCAGCCAATATCAGTGGAATTGGAACTACCACGTTTAGTTTTTATGAAAACTCAAATTTTATTCAAGTTCCAGATTCTGTAATTGGAATTGAAAAAGTTTTTAAATTTGATACTAGCACTATTTCTGCTGGAATGTTTAGTATTAAATATCAATTATTTTTGAATGACTTATATTATTTTAATTCCGTAGAACTTTTACAATATGCAATGGTAAAAACATATTTGGAAGATATTGACTTTTTACTTACGCCTGATAAACAGATACGTTACAATAAAAGACAAAACAGATTATATTTGGATATAGATTGGACAGCAAAAGCAAAGGACACTTTTATTATTATAGACTGCTATAGAATTTTAGATCCAAATGATTTTACAAAAGTATATAATGATAGTTTTATAAAAAAATATCTTACAGCATTAATGAAGCGTCAATGGGGACAAAATTTAATCAAATTCAGAGGTGTTAAATTGCCAGGTGGAATTGAGTTAAATGGTAGAGAAATATACGAAGATGCTGAAAGAGAATTAGAGAGCATTCGTCAAAGAATGTCAATGGATTATGAATTACCTCCTTACGATTTTATTGGATAATTATGGCACTTAATCCATTTTTTCTACAAGGATCACCAAATGAGCAAAGACTTGTTCAAGAATTAATTAATGAACAACTGAAAATTTATGGTGTTGAAGTTATTTACATTCCAAGAAAATTTGTAAGGAAGGAAACTATTCTTAAAGAAATTTCCTCTTCAAAATTTGATGATAATTATGCAATTGAAGCATATATAAACAACTATGATGGATATACTGGTCAGGGAGATCTTCTAAGCAAATTTGGCGTCAGTCTAAAAGATGAAGTAAGTTTGATTATTTCTAGAGAAAGATTTGAAGATTTTATTTCACCTTTTATGGAATCTGAAATTGATTCTGAAATAGAGTTGTCATCTAGACCTAGAGAAGGTGATTTAGTTTACTTTCCTCTTGGACAAAGACTATTTGAAGTTAAATTTGTTGAACATGAACAACCTTTTTATCAATTAGGAAAATTATATGTTTATGAATTAAAGTGTGAACTATTTGAGTATGAGGACGAAGTTATTGATACTACTATCGATGAAATTGATACTCAAATACAGGAAGAGGGTTACATTACGACTCTAACTCTTATTGGAACCGGAGTAACAGCAACCGCATCTGCTACTATTGGAACAGGTTATGTAAGACAAATTTACTTAAATAATGATGGTTATGGATATACCTCAGCTCCGACAGTAGCAATATCTTCAGCACCAACAGGTGGAACAAATGCATCTGCAGTAGCAATAACGACAACTTCAGGCGGTATAAAGTCTGTTAAAGAAATTCTTCTTATCAATGCAGGTTCTGGATATACTGTTGCACCATCAATCACAATATCTGGTGGCGGTGGAACTGGTGCTGCGGCAACTTGCTCAATAGAAACATCTCAAAATGGAATTTTAGCATTTAACATGCTAAACAACGGAAATGGATATGCAAAAGCGCCAGCAATAACAATAACGGGAGCAATAGGATCTGGACAAACTGCGGTTGGAATTGCTTCTCTTGGAAATAACAATCAAATTTCACTAATTAAAATTTCCAACCCAGGTGCAGGATATACTCAAGCACCAATTGTAACAATTGCTCCACCACCAGTGATAAGTGGTTTTGGTACATATATATTTAATGAAATTGTAACAGGATCACTATCAAATACAAAAGCTAGAGTTAAATCTTGGGACACGGATACAAATATTCTTAAAGTATCTTTTGTAAGTATAGGTTCAACAATATCTGGTTTTTATCCTGGAGAGGTTATTGTTGGTTCTTCTTCTTCAGCAACTTATTCTATATCAAACTTTGATCAATGGGACTTATATGATAAATATGGTGAAAATAAAATAATTGAAGACGAAGCCGATCAAATTATAGACTTTTCTCAATCTAATCCATTTGGTAACTATTAATGTTAGGAACTTATTTTTATCACGAAATTCTTAGAAGAACTGTAATTGCATTTGGTACAATTTTTAATGATATTAATATCAGACATAAGGACTCATCTGGTCAAAGTATTAGTCAAATGAAAGTTCCTTTGGCTTATGGTCCAATTCAAAAATTTCTAGCAAGAATAGAGCAACAACCAGAATTGAATAAACCAATTGCAATGACTTTACCTAGGTTGTCATTTGAAATGACATCTATTCAATATGATCCTACAAGAAAAGCAAATATCACACAAACATTTAAAACACTGGATGGGGAAAATTTGAAGAAAGTTTACTTGCCCGTTCCATATAATATTGGTTTTCAATTAAATCTTATGAGCAAGTTGCAGGATGATGCTTTACAAGTAGTAGAACAAATCCTACCATATTTTCAACCATCATTTAATTTAACAGTAGATTTAATAGATTCGATTGGAGAAAAAAGAGATATACCTGTTGTCTTAGATAATGTTTCTTTTACTGATGATTATGAAGGTGATTTTTCAACTAGAAGAATTTTAATTTATACTTTTAATTTTACAGCAAAAACTTACCTGTTTGGTCCTATTGCTGAAAGTACTGATGGTCTTATTCGCAAAGTTCAAGTTGATTATTATACAGGAACCGATACTGCAACTGCGAAGAGAGAAATGAGATATACTGTAGTTCCGGATCCAATTGATGCTCAACCAGATGATGACTTTGGATTTAGTGAGTCAATTGAAATGTTATTCGATGCAAAAGAATATAGTCCAACACAACAAAAAGACATTTAATAGATTATGAAAAATAATTATGATAACTTGGATGCATCTCTGAATATTGAGAGTAGCATTGTAGAAGTCGAAAAAGTCAAAGAAGATTTGAATATCACGCCATTAAAGTCTGATGATATTCAAAAGGATTATGAATATACACGTGCAAATTTATATTCATTGATTGAAAAGGGTCAAGAAGCAATCAATGGAATTATGGAACTTGCTGGAGAAGGGGGTAGTCCTAGAGCGTATGAAGTAGCTGGACAACTAATTAAAAACGTTGCAGATACTACCGATAAACTTATCGATCTTCAAAAGAAACTTAAAGAAGTTGAAGATGAGACTGTAAAAACAACAAATAATGTGACCAATAATGCAGTGTTCGTTGGTTCTACATCAGAACTTTCAAAACTACTCAAGCAAGGTTTTCTAAATAATAAAGAGTAAATATATATTTTAATGAGTTGGTCTAAAGATTATAAAAAGTCAATAGACTGTGACAGTCCAAAAGGATTTTCACAAAGAGCTCATTGTGCCGCTCGTAAAAAGAGATCGAGAGGTGAGGAAACAAAATCTAAATCACCTTTTAATGAGATGCACGAAGTAAAATCCCACAAAACAGTTGAGCAAATTGCAAAGAAGCATCGTCTTGATGTTTCTTTTATAAAAAGGCAACTTGAAATGGGAATTCCCATTGAGCACGAACATACAAAAGATAAAGACTTAGCAACTGATATTGCTCTTCAACATCTTGATGAAATTCCAGACTATTATACTCGTTTGAAAAAAATGGAGGCAGATGCTAAAAAGCATCATAAGAAATTTAAAGATGTAAAAGAAGAAACTGCATCTGGCGATGAAGGTCTTCACGACTGGTTTAACAAATCAAAGTCTTCAGATGGTAAAAAAGGATGGGTTCAACTGGGTGGAAAATGGGCAGGGAAACCCTGTGCTCGTCAACCTGGTCAAACTTCCACACCAAAATGTGGAAGTTCTAAAATGAAAAGAGCACTTTCTAAAGACGAAGAAGAATCTGCAAGAAGAAGAAAAAATCGTTTAGATCCTAATCAACCAGAAAAAACTGGTGGTGCTAAACCAACAAACGTAAGAACTGAAGAAATGAATTTACAAGAAGTCAAAGACAAACCAGGTAAAAGTAGTGGTAAAAAAGATGCTTGCTACCATAAGGTAAAGTCAAGATATGATGTTTGGCCAAGTGCATATGCATCGGGAGCACTTGTCAAATGCCGTAAAGTTGGTGCCGCAAATTGGGGTACAAAATCGGAAGATTGCTGGGATGGTTATAAGCAAGAGGGTATGAAAAAGAAAGGTAAGAAAATTGTCCCAAATTGCGTACCAGTAAAAGAGGAGCAAACAATGATTAGATATTGCCCCAAGTGTCAAAAAGACGAAACCCGTGAAGAATGCAAGTATGGTCCAAAGTATTGGGATATGTTCTCAATTCCATCGGCACTCACAACTAATCAATTAAAATATAATATTGCTACGGTTCATCCTGGCAATTTCCCAGAGTCATATGACCATGAGTATTCAATGGCTCGTTCGGAACTTTCTACAATCATCTCTGCTGCAAAGAGACTTCGTAAAAAAATGAAAGGCGAAGGTAATATTGAAGCGTGGGTTCAATCAAAAATTACTAAAGCAGCAGATTATATTGATGCTGCCGCAGATTATGTCGATAGTGGTGAAATGAAGACCGAAGAATATTCAAACTGGAGAGCAGATTTTGGATTATCGGAAGATTGGCAGAAAGTCAATCGTCAAGACAAAACTGATGGTTTGAGTCAAAAAGCAGTTGATGCTTATCGTCGTGAAAATCCAGGTTCAAAACTACAAACTGCCGTTACTGAAAAAAATCCAACAGGTAAAAGAGCAGGTCGTCGTAAAAATTTTTGTAGCAGAATGAAGGGAATGAAATCAAAACTGACTTCTGCAAAAACTGCAAGAGATCCAGATTCAAGAATCAACAAAGCACTTCGTCGTTGGAACTGTAACTAAAATGAAATCCTTTCAACAGTTTATTTCCGAAAGCATCAATATTGCTGGAGATTTCAATGGAAATCTTTATATGAACGCATCTCAACCAGAAACAGCAACCGAATCTTTTCTTGCAGATGTAGTTTGGCAAGGAAGATTGTATCGTATGGAAGTTGAAGGTAAGATGATGGATAAAAATCAACTTGCAGAACAACTACAAAAAGAATACCCTGGAGCGATTGTTCATAATATCTATCCAGCAGAATCTACTTCTATAAAAGTTAAAAACGCAGAAAGATACAGACCAGAAAGATTATCTTGGAGTGACTGATTATGGCACAATTTAATAAAAATACACAGGACTTTCTTGACCAAGAAAGGACTCTTTTTGAAGTGAATATGATTGCCAATAAAAATGGGCAAGTTGTTACACTTGATAATCCATTTCCAGTTACTGGAACTGTTGGAATATCATCAGATACTCTTATTACTATTAATCCAGATACAAATGCTGTTGATGCATTTGGTAGGAGTAGAGTTTCTGAACCATTTACTCTTGGCGACTACAAGCACTTATATGCTATTGACCCAAACTTTTTAGATAGTGTTTCTGGTGCTGGTTCAACAGTAACATTTAAACTAAACCAAGCAGCAGCAAGACTTCAAACTGGTATTGGATCTACTGCATTTACTATTCACCAAACAAAGTTTTATCATCACTATCAACCAGGAAAAGGACAACTAATTTTTAGTTCTTTTAACTTTTATCCTCCTCAACAAAACGCAACGAAAAGAACTGGATATTTTGATGATAGAGATGGAATTTATTTTGAGCAAGTTGGACTTAGCACTTCGGATGGAATAAATCCTGGTATTGGAACAAACAATTGGGTAATCAGAACTTTTGTAAGTGGAATTGCAACAGAAACAAGAATTCCACAATCACAATGGAACAGAGATAAATGTGATGG